GATTCCTCCTTTCCAAGTTCAAGTGAAGATTTGAGCATCTGCTCACGGATCTCACCACCAGCCGGTTTGGAAACCGGATCAGCAGAAGATCGAGTAGTCTCAGATAACTTGGAAACTGGAATTGTGCGGAGATGATCCTGGAGGTAAGCCAATGGATATGTCAATTCACGCTGGACACGAAGGCCAGCATGAAGCCTCACAACTGGAACTGGAACAGCCGAAGCTGCTCCTATGGTCGTGAAAGCAAAGATCCAACCGGACAGTGCGGTTGAGGTCCCCATGTCAAAACTTGTGGACCTTTCAGACGTCATATTACCTATGGCGGACTTCTGATGTACATTTCCACGGAGGCAGATGTTCTGTTTGCCTCCCAGTATGTACTCTTTCACACCGTGAATCTCCGAAGTGAGGAGACCGGAAATGGTCGCAATAGAGAGTGTTTCCATAAGGTCTGTCAGACGCATGATCCGGAGTACTCCGGTATTCATTCCAAAATCGAGTCCCAAAATGAGACTGGCAGAAAGAACACAACACCGGTTTGGTGCTGCAGCAACTGCAGCAAGTGAAGGGGTCGTTCCCCTCACAAAGAACTCCGATCCTATTGTCACTGTCCGCGCGACACCAGATAGGACAGATGCACCCGTGGTCGCATCCGCAGCATTGAATACCCCTATCTGACCCTCGGCCAGGTCCGGAGACCAAACAAAGAGCGTCGAAGCATTGAACTGCGTAGCGACTGAGTCGACCCATTGAGCATTGTAGCTCATCGAACCAATAGTCTCGAAAGTATCGACACGACTCGGGGCATCGCTGGTAGCAAGTTTCCATGGCGTCATGGAGATCTCTGATTTATTTTAACGTCCGAGGACGGTAGCCAAGGTGGCCACAGCCTCACCAACTAGTGGAGAGGTTTGGCCCTTCTGGACCGACAACTACTTGATCTGTTTTCAGCGTATCCTCGAGATCTGAGTCACCGAAGTGAAAATCAGAGTCTGTTCGTTTCAGCCGTGGGAAAGATCTTTCGGCGGTCAGAAAAGGTGTAGCCATTTCTGAAATCTTTTCCGGACCATCCGGGAGGGATTCGTCATCAGTTGGCCCCTCACATACTACTTTCCGAACAACATAATCGAAGACGAACGGATTCCTAATCTTCCGGTTGAACTCGAAGACGGCATCAATCACATATCGACGCAAAGGCCTCACCTCAAAGAGAGGTTTCTCGGGCGGAATGGCCCGTGAGGCAATTTTCAGAAGTCCAGGTGCAACCCGTATGCACGCTTCTTCTGAGTCGACTGCGACTTCTCCCTGGCGACAGGGTTCATACTTTCCTCTGATTACGACGGGAAGGTTTCTCTCCTCCTTGACATCACTAATTACAGTTGACGTCGTCTTTGGGGTAGAGTTTCTGATTACTCTAGCAAAGGGGTTCTTGGGGATCTTTCTTCGAGTGAGTGCAGGTAGTGACTCCCAGTAGTTCATCGCCGCTCCAGCAAGAAGTTTCTGGAACTCCGTGGCGGTATCTTTCAATGGAAAGGGTAGTCTAAGACCAATCCCTCCCAGTTCTACGGGAATTGTCAAACCATAACGACCATTCTCGGTCGCCACTGCTATATCCTCTTTGTAGAAGTGTTTCAGTCGATGATAGGCACGAACTGGATTATTACAATTGTCCAGGACTGCTTGCATTTTATCAACGAATGGTATGACCTCAGAGTTGTCCCTCATTGGGGCCTGAGCTGGTCCTTCAGCAGAGAAGCGAAGGAGACCACAGTTCATATAACCCAGAGACTCAAATGTGGATCCACCCCTATGAATGAATGATTGAGAATTGACAGTCACGAAGTCAGGACTGACGTAATTCTTCCCTGCTGATAATTTGAAACCAGCATATGTAATCCACTTCTGCCAGACAACATAAAAGTCATCATTCGCCTTGAAGCAGATATCATCACCATTCACAAGGACAGGTAAATCCTCGAGATCAACACTCCGACCTAGATACTCCTCTAAAGCATTCCAGTAAGCAGTCAGATTAATACTGCATAAAACAGGAAAGCTGAGTGGACTGCCCATGAGCTGTCCATTAGTCTGGAGGAATTCTTCCACACAGAGTTCCTTTGAGTAGGAAATCTTATGACTACCCAGCACGCGCTTGGCGTTCTCACGCTCAACTGGATCAACTATAGAAAAGGCATCAAGAGCCTCCTCAAGACAGTCAGAATTGGCCTGTCTAGAGATCCCATCTGTAGCGGCTTTGTAGTCACCACTGACCCACTTATCAAATGGTGTGGAAAGAGCAAGCTTGTTAGTTTTCAAAACCACCCCGTATAGGGCAGAAGTCACCTCAGGTTGACCAATTAAGGTTAGTGCTTCCACCTTTCTGAGATGATCATGCATTAGCTTGCCTAGGTTCTTGGCCATCAGATACGGCCTAGCTTCCCCTTTAGTAATCACTCTGACCTTCAGTGGCTCAAGTATAAGAGCAGCTTTGGCTTTAAGGTACTGATTCCCCTCAGATTCACGGTGCTGACGAACAGCCCTCCGAATATCTCCCCATTTTGGAGGGACACAAGCAAAGCGTTCAATCACATCCGATCTGTTAGAATCTTCCCACATATCAATAAGCTCACCAGCCAGAGGGTTAATGCGAGTCTGAAAGTAGCGTTCCTTAGGAAAATATCTAACTTCCGGTTTAACTGCATCAACAGCTGGATCAAAACCACGAACAGCTTCAAAATCGGGACAAAATGACCCAAAACGCTGACCAGTTGTTGTCCAATATCCGTCACTGTAATCCGTGAAGTACCGGTTCAACTCACCATGGTGTCCACCATCGGAACGCCTGGAAAGATAAGATGCATGACCACTCGATTCAAAAATACGAGGATCTCTGTCATGCGGAACCGATTTAACTCTAAAGTCACAGTTTTTCGAGGAGGTCCAATGACCATATTGATCCTGAGACCAATGTATGGATGTCCTCCAAGTCCCGTCTCTGATCTGCTTCCGAAAAAGGAGCCGATACTTGGAACGGAATAGATCGCCACACTCATAGTGTGTCTCAGCTGATAAAGCTGCTTTGTGTGCAATTGCCGCATCAACTTCAAATTCCTTGTCGACCGGTGCACACCCTCGCTTCACTCCTTGTAAGATAGCTGTCATGATCCGACCGGATCTTGACTTATTTGAGCGAGCTGCGATCATGTGACCTAGGTGCTTCTTTGACCTCCCTACAACGGGAAAATCAGGTCTGTCGCCTAGACAGTCGGGACGAGAAGATTTGTATGTGGTATCACGAGTCCATTTCGCCATTGGATACATCACCCAATATTTCAAGATCTTGACGATCTCGGCGCTCGTGTGACCCACAATGTCCCAGACTGAATCGAAATCATGAAGGGAATACTGACGAAAGGTTTCATCAGCATCGTATAGGGCCTCGCCCATACTGGCTAAGAACATACTAAGTGCAAGAACTGCATCGAAGTTTAGCTCAGTTGTATACGATCCTTCATTACCTACCATTGCCTGTCCAACTAGGATCAGCGGGGCCGGAAGACTCTTGTAGTCAATGCCGGCTTTCCGCAATTTCCGTAGGTTGAATTTGGCAAAGCCCCGTCCATCACGGGTGAGGGCTCCCAAAAGCACATCGTAAAGGGTATTGACCTTGTCAATTTCCTGTACGCCTTTAGGGATCATCTGGAGTTTGCAAAGTTCCGGG